AAATAATGTTTCACAATCATGCGATGACATATCGTCATTGTAATACCTAAGCAAATGTTGTCCATAATCATCAATTAAATTTATACTATTTACAATAGCCATATATATATATATATATATATATATATCGTATGTTATTTAATTTACATAAGATGGTATTTTATCAATATTGATAATTTTAGATTTTTTCCCGATTTTCTTTTTACTACTTAAAAATGGTTTGAATAAATTATCTTTTATTACTTCGTTGGGATCATGGTTATGAACATTACGCGAAATCATTTTATATAATTTAAAATCTGGATATCTTTCTGTTCCATTGTTTTTATATAATACATTTTTTCCTTTATCATCATAACACCAACTTACTGCCATTTTTTCAACTGGACTCAGTTCATCCATATTCAAATCTACAATATCATCTACAAAAAAATCAAATAATGAAGTTCCCAATCTACATAAATCAAAACTGGTATTTGGTTTGATTTCTGGTTTCTCTTTATTATAATAACAATCGTAATTATATTGTCCTGCTGCATCTCCTTTTGGATGGAAACTATCGCTCATAACAACCTTCTCTTTGTATTTATAAATCGCTCGTCCAAAATCAATAATTTTATAAATTTTTCCATACGTTGGAACTTTGTAATATTTTGAATTATATAAATAATAAATGAATTTTTTATCTGTGTTTTTATACATTATGTTATTCGTATGTAAGTCGTTATGTGTGAAATTAAATGCCTTTTGATAAGTAATTAATGTTATAATTATTTGAAAAAAACACGATGTCCATTCTTTATCTTCCATTATATCTTCACCATCAAGTTCTAATAATTCATCCATGGTATTATCCATTAATTCCAATGATATTAATTGTACAGGAAATTCATTGATTCTTGCTTTTGCGGTAATATTGCTGCTTAATGTTGATTCATTTTCACTGTTATCACTATCTTCGCTATTTGAATTACTGTTTTCAGAATTATTTTCCATGTAATCTGAATCTAAAGAAACGTTTTCAGATTCTTCACTAGTTTTTGAGGTTCTTGATGAACAACTTGTGGATGATGATGACGAAGATGATGATTTTTTATTATTAGATATATCTTGTTCAAAAACAACATTATTTTTCAAGTTAAATTCTTTCAAATTTTCCACAGTTAATGGTTTTGAATTTTTAATAAATAAATCATTGAAGTTAAGTTCAGTAGTGTCATCTATTTCAAACGTTAAATTATCATCTAGAAATTCTATTTTTTCTTTATAATTTCTAGTAGTTTCGGAAAATAAATTAATATTACTACTTTTTGTAATGTTGTATTTGATATTCTTATTTTTATGAAAATAAGTACTATCGTTTAAAAATTCTAAATCATCTATGATATCAAATTCATAATTATTTTTTATACATATAAAAGAACCATAAAAATCAAGTCCATGAATAAAATCGTGTTCGTGTAGCAATTGACTTGATAAATATGAAAAAAAACTATCTATATAGGCAGAATTATTAATTCTGTTAACTTTTTCAAGGCATTTGCGTTTTTCTATAGCGGGCAATGATAATAAATCATCGTCTGTTATATTTTTATATTTGCCTGTCATATATTTTAATGGGTCTAATAACGGTGAAAATTTGAAAAATGAATCACGACTTAAGGTTTGATTATCTCCAAAATTTAGATTACAATTATATATATTTTCAGCTTTCTTACTGTTTATCAAGTGTAAATTGTATGTATGGTTTAAATTTATGTTATTAAAATTTTGATTGTTAATATTAAAAAAATTTTTATATATTGGAATATAGTTTTGATTTTTAGTAGAATCTACAATTTCTTCTAAAGATTTGAACAAATCTTTATTATTATTTTTTTGATAAAATATTGAAAACATTTTGTTTGAGTAATTAAAATAAAATTTCTTTAATATTTTAACTTATTTGGTGCGTTGGATTATATGACAAAATATGTTAATCTTATATAATGAACCTTGAATTAAAAAAGTTTGATATGAAAAAAATAGTGTTTGATCCCAATACGGCTTCTGGGCCAGTTATTGTTTTGATTGGCCGTCGTGACACTGGTAAAAGTTATTTAGTTAGAGATTTGCTATATTATCATCAAGATATTCCTATTGGAACTGTTATTTCCGGAACTGAAGCAGGAAATGGCTTTTATGGTGGAATGGTTCCAAAGTTATTTATTCACGATGAATATAATACGGCTATTCTTGAAAATATTATGAAAAGACAAAAAATGGTAATAAAGCAAATTAAGAAAGAAAAAGAGGCATATGGTAGAACCAATATTGATCCGCGAGCATTTGTAATTTTAGATGATTGTTTATATGATAATAGTTGGGCCAGAGAGAAATTGATGAGAATGATGTTTATGAATGGGAGACATTGGAAATTGATGTTGGTTATTACTATGCAATATCCTTTAGGGGTCCCTCCTAATTTAAGAACTAATATTGATTTTACTTTTATTTTGCGTGAACCTTATATTGCTAATAGAAAGAGAATATTTGAAAATTATGCAGGTATGTTTCCTACTTTTGAATCTTTTTGCCAGGTTATGGACCAATGTACAGAAAATTATGAATGTTTGGTTGTTAGTAATAATGTAAAGTCAAATAAATTAGAAGACCAAATATTTTGGTATAAAGCTTCATCTCATGGAAGTTTTAAATTGGGAGCAAAAGAATTTTGGGATATATCAAAAGACATGACATCAGATGATGATGAAGAAACGTTTGATACTACGCAGGGTAGAAAAGGACCACGCATCAATGTTAAAAAATCAAAATGGTAATTAATATCTTAAATATTCATAGATAAATACTGGAATCAAATAAATAAATGCGTTCAAATTCATCAACAATGATAATATAAAGAATAATCCAAAAATAATGGAATTGGCTAATTTAGTGTGTGTTTTATTGTATTTTACTAAACACAGTCTTAAAAATAACCACACAACCAATAATTTTGACGTGATATGTCCTAAGGGACAAATTTTGTTTTCATACACGGAATTATTCAGCGGATGTTTAAAAAAATCACTTATTGGTAAATTATTCAATATATATTCTCCTGGATGATTTATAGAAATATTGGTTTTGAAAATATTATACATGTAATAAATGTACGCCGATTCTATGATAGTATATATAATTTCATTCATATATATATACTATTGATTGAGAATTATATTGAATTCTCTAATTAATTCTTGTTTCGAGATTGATTTTGGACCTACAGTATCATTACATTCTTTAAAAATAATATTTTTTAATTTGTCTAGTAATTCAAGATTAAAAACTCCTTCGTCAAATTTAATAAAGTAATGAGATTGAAAACTTTTTTCATTTGTTTCTGTATCAACTTTTCCAGCATAAACACCAACACGTCTAAAGGATATATCATGGTCTTGGTCCTTCTTTACAAATCTAAAATGTTTTGGTTCTAATTTTTTTGGTAATTTTCTTTTTTCTGTTTTTTTTACCCATATTTGAAAAACACATGGAACATTATAATCATCGTTATTTATATCAAATGAATTTTCAGGCAAATCTACTTCGCAAACACAATGAAAATTTAAATCTATTTTATTTTTAAGACTATTTTTCTTAAAGCTCTTAGGTAATATAAATGAAACGGTATTACTAAAACTTGTGGATTTTTTCATAAATTTTAATGCTAAAGAAGATTGACGACCAAATGGTGGATTGCCTATTACATGAATTCTTTTATTAGCCAATTTGGAATCCAATGTTAAATAATCTTGTTTGTCAATTTCATCATTTTCAGGTTTTATATCATAAAAACGATAATTATTTGACAATTGTTTTATCGCGTTAATAAATGCGCCATTTCCAGCACTTGGTTCAATTATTAAATCGTGTTTTTCAATAGTTACATATTTTTGGATATGTTCAATACAAAATAGAACAGCACTATTTTTTGTATAAAATTTATCAATTGTGTTTCGTTTTAAGCCTTTTGTTTGTTTCATATAATTATTAATAATATTAATGATTATATTTATATCAATTTATTACATCATTCGTGGAAATCCAACCAGATTTGCACCTATACCGAATCCCGCGCCTGAGCGTGCGGAAACAGCCATTGATGGAACATATGTATCTAATATGGAGAATGTAGCTGCAGCAGTTAAAGCAATAAGTGCGATTTCTTCAAAATTCAAAGATTTTTTGGGAATTGCGTATGCAGCAATTGCAACCATAAGACCTTCTACTAAATATTTAATAGCTCTTCTAGCTAATTCACTAGGATCAATCATTTCGCTCAACTTTCCGAACATTATAATAAATAATTAGAAAAAAATATATATTAGATTATAAATTACTTAAAATAAAATTATGTAATAAAGTTATAATGAGTAAATATGAATATCAAAAAGATAGCAACGGGATGATAAATCCTAAATACATTGATTTGTTGGATGAAGATAAACCAGTTAGCGGTCAGAGATTTGCGTGTATTTCATTTATTAGTCCTGAAAATATTTTAAAACAAAAAAATCAGTTTTTATTTGAAGAATTCCTAAAATATTTTGATTTTACTAAATCAATGAATAAATTTACACAATTTATGAATTTTTTATCATATAAATATAATGTTGATTTTGATAAAATGAATGCTGATTTTCAAGATTTTATGACAAGTGAAAAGGATAATTTGGTAAACACGTGTGTTCAAGATGAATATAAAAATTTTCTTGACGCAAATGAAGAGAAATTACTAAAAGATTTTAACGATACCTGCAATTTTCAAACAAGCACTCGTGGATTGAAAGTCAGAGGTTGTTACCCAACACAAGAAGAGGCTGAATTACGATGTAGAATGTTACGAGAAGTAGATCCAAATCATAATGTATATGTTGGACCAGTAGGTATGTGGATGCCATGGGAACCAGAAGCATATAAGACTGGACGAGTTGAATATTTGGAAGACGAATTAAATCAATTAATGCATAATAAAAATGAAAATGAAAGAGTTGCTAAACAAGAATTTGAAAAGAGAATTAAAGAAACCAGGAGAAAAGCAATTGAAGAAAATATTAAGAAAGCAAAAGAAACCGGAAACAAACTTACGCAAAATATTACAGACGATGGTCAGTTGGTCGGTGTTAAAAATGCCAGCACAGTAGAAACATCATTGGGAGAATCGAACGAATCTGTAACATCAGCCGACATTCGTAAAGAATTATTTGAAGGTGAAAATGTGTTAACGCGCGAAGATAAAGATAAACCAAGGAGATTTGTAAACCAAGATGAAGAGGCAGATAAAGACAAAAAACTAAGCGATACTGACGATGGTGAAACAAAAGAATAAAAAATTGAATTATAAAATTAATTAAATATTTATTATATAATTCACAATGAACAAATTTAATACACCAACACATGATGGGCGGAACCATATATGGGGATGTCCGCCATTATCCGAAAATTATATGAAAAAGACATTTGAAAAATGTACCCAATGCAACGGACATTTGCGTGTTCGTATAAACCCGAATGGAACTATTGAAACGTATGGTAATGACACAACTCAATATGGTGGTACGTTTTGTTCATCTAGTTGTGCCATTTATTATATTCAAAAACAAAAAAAAATTGAAAATAATAATATGAAATAATATCATTAAATAATAAACATGTCAACTAAAATGGAAACATCAAATTTCAAGGAGAACGCACAAAACCAGAAGTTGGAAAAGAAAACAAAAAAGAAAAAATCCAAAACTAAAAAAAAGGTTCCACGATGCAATCATCCAGATTGTAGAACAAAACTAAAGTTATCAGATATGCCGTGTAAATGTAAGTTAATATTTTGCGCAATACATAGACCATTTTATAAGCACAATTGTTGTTATATAGAGAATGGAATGGATAAAATAAATGGCATTGGGGGAGGGAATTTTAAAAAAATAGAAGTAATATAAACTTATATTGAAGGTAAAAATTTAGCAAATATTTCTGGAGATGTAGAAATTTTTTCATAATATTTAATCAAATCAACCGGTTCTTCGTTTTGTAAATAATAAACATAAACTGGTGCAACAGGTTTTTCGATGGCAAACATAAAATTTACTAAGAATCGTAACCATTTTCCTTTTAATAAAATTAAACTTTGTGATAAAAATTGAGGGTTTTTCTTTTTTAATTTTTTAATAAAAAAAGTCATTTTTACAGAATAATAAATACTTATCATTCCGAAATTGGTTGCGTCAAATAAAAGTGTAAAGGGTTCTTCTTGCAAATATAAATTTTCCCAAGAATGTAAAAATACATTAAAATCTTCTTCAGTCTCTATATTTCCGGTCAATGTAATTTTTACTAAAGGCCATTTCATTTTATCAAATTTAAAAAAAACCATTATACTATATTTAATAAGAATAAATATATTATTGTAACTTATTTGTATATTTTTCATAATAACAAATTGGTCAATTGGACTTTAAAAAGTAATACGAGAGAATTATTACTGCACATATGAAAAATGAAAACAATACACAAAAACAGTATGCTTTTCCTAAGTTGAACAAACAACGATCTCGTACACATAAACGGTCGTCTTCTGCATCGGCGTACAAACAACATATGTAATCCTGATCAACAATATCAGACGGTTTTACTTCTTTATTCAAAAACATTATATGTATTTAAAAATTTATCTTTATTGTGGTTGGATAAATGTTTAAATGGTTGGGACAAATTCCCACTGAAGTTCCTTACAAATTTTTTTCCAGATTTCATCCTGTTCTATTCTTTTCACAGGGTCCTTTAACATAGGAAAAAAAGGCAGAAAAGTTCTTTCATCCAATAATTCGCACATTTTATAAAGCACATAATAATAATTTAAAAAATTTACACGATCATCTGGACAATGTTTGGCATATGGTTTTTGAATTTCCATAAATAAATTACATAATGTATCTTCCAATTCAGGTGACATAATAGGAGGTCGAATTCCTAATTTATCTTTTATAAATGGAATATGTTCATAATATTTATTGTATCCTAATTTTTTCAATATATCTTTTGCTTTTTTATTTGACATTTGTTTTAGTGTAATTCTTTCTTTTTTTATCTGACTCTTTATATTTATAAGAACTTCCTCTGGTATTTGTGTGGTTTCTTTTGCTTGAAATTGTGCTAATATTTCGCGAAAATGATTAATTCTTTTATAAGCATAGAAACATACTTCTTTAGGCGGTTCTTTATAACTAGGTTTTTCATTTTCTATCAATACAGATACTTGTTTTCCACATTTTTTACATAATAATACGCCATCATGTTCTACCGCCACTAACTCACCGCCACATTTTTCACAAACATCATAATTTATTATAAAATTATTAATGTTCAAAAAGGTTTCATCCACATTAATTAAATATTGTTGAACATCATTTATTTCTTCATTTTCTTTTTGTTTTTTGTTTTTGCTAAAAAAATTATTTAGGACAGTTTTTTTCACTTTTTCTCCCTGCGAAACCATTTTCTTTTTTTCAAAATAATCAAATATATATTTCGAATTGTTTAAAAGATAATTTGTTTGTTTTGTTTTAAGTATATTCACCTCGTCTTTTATTTTTCTGATTTTATCTTCAATTTCTAGTTTTTCTTCAATTTTCATTTTCTTTTTTAATTTAATTCTTAATTCTTTCCTTTCTTTTTTTAATTTTGGCAAAATAGTATTTTTAATATTATCAAATTCTTTCATCTTTTCGTTATGTTTACCATCTAAGGTTATGTTTGATTTGGATTTGATATTGATTCTTTTATTAGCTTTTGGTTTAAAGCTAGGCATTTATATATATTCAAATTTTACTTTTAAATATAAATTACGTGTAAAAAATAAATAAACTTTCTACCTATTTTTTAGATGGAAAATTCAAATATAACAATTCAAAAAATGAAATTTATTTATAATGCTTTAGAAAATGGTTGGGCCGTTAAAAAGAAGAAGGATTTATATATTTTTTCAAAAAATCATGAAGGGAAAAAGGAAGTATTGTTGGATGAATATTTGAAACGATTTATGGTAACAAATATGGATTTTAATAATTCATTTATAAAATAAATTAATTAATTGATTAATTAAATTATTTTCCAAAATTTTTTTTTCTTTAGCAATATTATAACTATGGGAGGAGGACTCATGCAACTAGTCGCTTATGGCGCACAAGACGTTTACCTAACTGGTAACCCGCAAATTACTTTCTGGAAGGTTACTTACCGCAGACACACTAACTTTGCTATGGAATCTATTGAACAAACATTTAACGGTCAAGCCGATTTTGGACGTCGTGTCCAATGCACGGTATCCCGTAATGGTGATCTGTGCTATCGCACTTACTTACAAGTTACTATGCCCGAAATCAACCAAGATATGGCAGCATATGCCCGTTGGTTGGATAACCCAGGTGAACATCTTATCTCTATGGTTGAAGTAGAAATTGGTGGTCAAAGAATTGATCGTCAATATGGTGACTGGATGCACATCTGGAACCAATTGACTCTTACTTCTGAACAAGAACGTGGTTACAACAAAATGGTTGGTAACACCACTCAGTTGACCTACTTGACTGACCCTAACTACGCAAACATTGCCACAGCTTGTTCATCTGCCGATGTTCCCGATGCTGTATGCGCACCCAGAAAAGCTCTTCCAGAAACGACTCTTTATGTTCCACTTCAATTTTGGTTCTGTCGTAACCCTGGACTTGCTCTTCCATTGATTGCTCTTCAATACCACGAAGTCAAAATCAATTTGGAATTGCGCCCATCGGACGAATGTTTGTTCGCTGTAAGCACCCTTGGTGGTGAATCCGCTAACGCAGGAAAAAGTGTAAAAGCCAGTGAAGCTTATGCTCAATCATTGGTTGCTGCTTCCCTTTATGTTGATTATGTATTTCTTGATACCGATGAACGTAGACGCATGGCACAAAACCCACATGAATATTTGATCGAACAATTGCAATTTACTGGTGATGAATCCGTTGGTTCTTCGTCCAATAAAATCAAATTGAATTTCAATCATCCATGTAAAGAATTGGTTTTCGTTGTTCAGCCAGACAAAAATGTTGATTACTGTGCTTCTCTTGAAGGACACTCTGTTCTTAACAAAGCTTTGGGTGCTCAGCCACACAATTACACAGATGCTATTGATGCTTTGCCAAACTCTTTGGCCGCATTCTCTAGTGCTGCTGCCAGTCGCACAACATCGGGTAACGATGTTATCAGCGCATCTGGTTTGTTCCAAGACCCAGGAGCAACTGAATCTACTGCTTCTGTTGTAGGAAACCCTGGAAATGCTAGCTTAGCTGGTGCCATGGCACAAGAAGCTGGTGTAGGAGATAGTGGTGTTTCTGATGCTGGAGCATTCGTTCTTGCTGAAACCGCCTTGGGATTACACTGTTGGGGACAAAACCCAGTGGTTACCTGCAAACTTCAATTGAACGGTCAAGACCGATTCAGTGAACGTGAAGGTTCCTACTTCGATGTTGTTCAACCATTCCAATGCCACACCCGCAACCCAGACTCTGGTATCAACGTTTACTCGTTCGCTCTTCGCCCAGAAGAACACCAGCCATCTGGAACCTGTAATTTTAGTAGAATCGATAACGCTACTCTTCAATTGGTTCTTTCTTCTGCCGCTATCGGTGGAGACGCAACTGCCAAAGTTCGTGTGTACGCTACCAACTACAATGTCCTTCGTGTCATGAGTGGTATGGGTGGTCTTGCATACTCCAACTAAGTTGTTTATCTTATTGTTAAGATTTTTATAATATAATATTTAATCCATGTTAAATATTATTTAAATTTAGGATATTATCTGTGCGTATATTATAATGAGTGAAGCAGATAATTGTGGAGCACGTCCAGACGCAGAGAACAAAGAAGAACACCAATCATGGGTAAAGTGTAGGTACAACATGGATGCAGATAAATTTATATCTGCAAAAGAAGCAAGGGGACAAGCAGCAGTTGATGAAGCACATAAAAAAGTAAAAGAAGCAGAAGATTTGATAGAAGCACAAAGACGAAAAAAGGCAGAGCGCGAAGCAAACGAAAAAAAGGATGGTGTGGGAGGAAGAAGACGCCGCCGTAGAAAATCCCGTAGAAAATCCCGCAAATCCCGTAGAAAGTCCCGCAAAACCAAACGTAAACGTAGAAAGTCCCGCAAAACCAAACGTAAGCGTAGAAAATCCAGAAAATAATTCGTTTGTTTTTTATCTTTATTTTATAAATAAATATAAATGGCCGATATTTCAAATAACAAATTAAATGATATTTCATACAAACATATGCCCGTTTCAGTATTTGATGTGGCAAAAATGGGGAAAAAAGGTATCAGAGGAAAAAGAAACTGGAGTACAAAAAATAAAAAATCAATTCCTTCTAGTCGTTCTACTTACAGTCCATTTCCACCAGATGTTGCTGAATGGTGTGCTCAATATTTTTTAAGAGACAAACAAAATATTTTTGATCCTTTTGCTGGTTGGGGTGAAAGGCATAGAGCAATTAAAGATGCAAGTAAAAATTATATCGGTTATGATATTTCAGAAAAAGCTATAGCAAACGCAAAAGAAAAATTTGGAGTAGATAATATTTTAGCAAATTCTATGACCGCTGAAATACCAGAACATGATGGATTATTAACTTGCCCCCCATATTGGAACCTGGAGAAATATGAAAGTAAAGAAGGTTTAGATAGAATAAAGGAATGGAAGAAGTTTCTAGTAGATTATGAAACGTTATGGAAACGTGTAAGTGAAAAGGCTTTGTCAGGTGCAAGATATTGTATAATGGTTGGCGATTGGAGAAAAAAAAATATATTTTATGATTTGGGTTATCAGACAGAAAAGGTAATGGAGAAATGTGGATTTAAACCATTTGATAAAGTTATTTTATCACATAAAAAAATTTCACCAATTAAATTAATGCTTCCCCAGGCAAAACGTTTTGGATATACACCCAAAGTCCATCAGTATTTATATATATACGAAAAATGCTAGATTTTATTATGTTAATAAATATTAATGTATTTATTAACATCGTTTCTCTCAGGTTCTGGTATTAAAATGATAGATGATTTAATTGATATGTTTTCTTTTTCAAAATTGACAAATTATATTATAATTTCTATAATTTTATTAATACTAAATTGTGTATATATTTATAATCATTATATCGTATCAATAATTATTTTTGCTTATATATTTTTATTCATTTTTGTAAACGATAGCATTGATCATTCGATTTATTTATGGGCATTTGGTTATTTTATTATTGTATTTTTATTTCATTTATATAATGGCAAATATAACTGGTTATTGGAACTAGATATAAAAAATGTGTTATTTATTTCGACAATATTATTTATTTTATGTTTTGCTCAAAAAATAGAAGATGGTGAATTTAAAGAAGAAGTAAGTAATAAAAAAATAATTTTCAGGACATGTTTAACTTTAGTATTATTAGGTTATTTTTTTATAAAAGATAAATTGTATTTTTCGTTTATACATTCGGAAATGATAACCACATTTGACAATGCTTTTATAGCTACACTTGGTTACACATTGATTAGTGTTATAAATATGTTAATTAATAAATATTTACTCAAATAATATTTAAATAGTAAAAAATATAGTAAAACATAATGAAATTATATTTTTTACGACACGAATTAAGACCTTTAAATGATAGCACTTTTTTGACGGAATTATTTAAGATAGGTAAAGAAAATAGTGCGTCAAAATTAAAAGATTTATTAAATACATTGAATATTAATAAGATTTATAGTTCGCCATTTATAAGAGTTTTACAAACCGTTCGACCTTTTGCCAAAGAAAATAATTTACAAACATTCTGTGATTATTCCCTGGCAGAAACAATTACAGAGAAAACATTTATTCATAAACCAGATATGACATTAACAGAAGAACATATAAAAGAATTTGATATAAATTTAGATTATATATCATCGTTTGATAAATCATTATTGGTTTATCCAGAAAATGACAGACAAATATACGAACGTGTACATAATTTTTGCAATCATTTAGTGGATACATATGGTAGTAGCAATATGACTATTTTGGTAGCAGGACACATGGATATTGTAAATTTATGTTTGAGTTATTTTTCAAAACAAAATATAAATAGACATACATATTACGAAATGGGTAAACTAAGTTGCGTTAAAAATAGAAAGGTAATATTTTTAAATGAAGGTTCCGAATTAGACAATGAGGTAGAATTATCTTCTTTATAAATTATATATGACAACAAGGAAAAAATTATCATCAATAAAAGAGAGAACGGGAGAAAAAAAAACCTTTAAAAGGAAATATAAAACAACAAAAAGTAAAACTAATCCTAAGGAGCTTTTGAAAAAAAATATTAAAGTATTATTAACGGCTAGTTCTTTTTATAGACGAACAAAAAAAGCACCTAGAATAGATGGACACGGTGATAAAATAAAGTTACCTTTAGCTAGAAAATCACGAAAAAAACGAAACAAAAGAAAATCGCGTAAAAAGAAAAAAAGAAAATCGCGTAAAAAGAAAAAGAAGTGTTAAAATAAATATAATAATATTGTTATTATATTTGTTTAAAAGTCTGGTTCTGCAGTAAAAACTTGCGGCACCGTTCCAGTATTTGTCATTGGAGAAAGTTGAATTAATATAAAATGTCCAGTAAGAACACTCAAATATACTAAAAGAGTATCACGAGCCAATAGTTTTAAAGGTTTGTTAGCTTTTTCAATGACACGCATTTCTAAAAATTTCATTAATAAATATATAATAGATACACACAATGCTGTAATAAATATTGACATTTCCATTATATAATATACAACTCCTTGATAATTTTATTTTTTCCGCAATTAACCCAATAATTCAATATCATCAAGTGCCAAATCATCTGTTTTATCCAAATCTTTCTCTAAAGTTAAAATATCTGTATCTAGTTTAATGGATTCGCCAATTACTAATTTATCTTCTTCATCGTCATCATATTCTTCTTCTTCTAATTTGCGTCGTTCATTATTTTCTTTTGAAATTTTGTCTAAACGTTCGACATTTTTTGGCGCATTAATAATTGATTCTTGATTCGTACCCATATCCAGAACATTATCATTGTCGTTAAATGACAATCGTTTATTTTGGATTGCTTCTGTAACTTCTAAAGTTACATTTTCTTTCATCATTGGAGAAGATGCTGGTTGCGATGTTTTTCCAACAACAGTATTCTCAGTATTTACTATAAAAATAGGGTCGGTGATTTTATCTTCAACGTCTGCTTTTATTTCCGGTTTTTCTACTACATTTTCGCTTTTTTCGATAAATACTTTTGTGTTGTCTTCTTCTTCATCTTTTTCTTTTTCTTCTTCTTCGACTTCGACTTCTTTTTCAATAACTTCTTCAATAACTTCTTCTTCAATGGTTTCGTCGATATAAGATCGCAAAATAGATTCAATGGGCATATTAGCTCTTATAACTTCTAGTATACTTTCACGTGTTAAAATTTCAACCTCACGCATATTTTTTTGAAATTGCAATGGTTGAATATTTTTTTCGAAAAGATATACGTTGCTATAAATTTTTCTGGCTAAAGTAATATAAACTTTGTGAACAAATTGTGGTAGCTTGGGTATATCTAAATCTATTTTTTTTTGTTTTTGTGATACACGAACACTTGTTAAAATTTTTAATTGAGTAATATGAACACAAGTTAAAATATCTTCTAAATATTTACATTTTGTTAATGTAATTATACGGTCTGTTTCTTTTTGAATAAGTGTTTCGTTCCATTTTGGTACTCTGGAAAGTAAATTTTGAAATGTCATTAGATATTTATTATCTTCTTCATTTTCGCGACATAAATTCCATGATTCTTCAAATATAGACTTAATTCCTTCCATTAATTGAGGTGTTATAATTGTAATTAATCTAGAAGACCATTCACGTTGCGCTTCTGAAACAATTGTATGATCGTAATCATCCATTTATAATTTTAATATATTTTCTAATTCTTCTTTCGGACGCATAAATAAAAAATTTAAAATATTTAACATAATAATTTTTTCATTGCGATATTCTTTTCTAATTTTGTCAAAATACACTAAAACTTTATATTTATTTTTATTAGTAATAATGTTTGAACTATTTTCGAGTATTTCTATTATATCTAAACAATTATAACCTTTTTCATATAACTTATTAACAAATGAATTACAATCTTTCAAAGATTTATAGTTTGTTGTGTTTATGATGTTTTTTTTCAACCACAATTGTCTTTTTTTTATATATTTTGATTCATTCAAGTTATTTTTAAAATATTGGTGTAAACTTATTTTTTTATTATTAATAGTTGGCAATGGTATAAATATATTGCAAAATCGTGATAATATTGGTTTTAATAATGTAGTTTCATCTTCTACTATGATAAAAAATCTAGTATTATGACTAAATTTTTCAATACATCTTCTTAATGCTGACTGAGCATCCGTAGTTAATTTTTCACAATTAAAAAGAATTATACTCTTAAATTTATATCCGTGTTTATTATTAATATTTGTTTTTGCAAAAAATTTTAATTCGTCGCGTATGAATCGAATACCTTTTGAATGTGCACAATTAACGTACATCATATATTGATTAATGATTTCATTATCTATTTTATATATTTTGTTTATCAAATAATTCAACATATGTCTTTTACCGCTTCCCGAAGGTCCGTGAAAAATTATATGTGGTATTTTGTCGTTTTCAACAAAAAAATCTAATTTGTTTTTAATATTTTGATGTATATTCAAACTCATTAATTATTTATAATATTTTGTTTTTAATTATAAATAATTAGTATTTATATTAAGCATAACTTTGTAAGGATTGTGTATAAGGGTTATTATTAAACGCAGATAACAATTCGCCCTGATTTCTTTGTTCCATTGGATTTCTTTCTCTTAAATTTCTATTTGAAAGCTCGCCATAATTAGAACCACCCATTGCACTTTTTGGCATATCAACACCCATAAATCCTTGATTAATCGCACCATTATTTTTAATATTTACATTCATTTCATTATTAAATAAATTACTATTACCAACGTTAATACGATCAATTTTCGATAAAACTTCTTTATTTGGATTTAATCGCGCGTTATATTCAGCACCATATAGACGAACATTACTTGTTCCGGAACTACCCGCGGCGTACCATTCGTAATTTGTAGAATCTCTTTGATTATGAACATTTGGTTTTGGTGCATTAATATATCCATCACTTCGGTTTGCACCACCCATGGGTATATATTGATTATCAATAGTTTGTTCTTTAATAGTTGTTTTTGGTCTATCGGATGGATTAAATGTTCTTGATTGCCCAGGTCCTGCAACATAACCAGCCGGATTCATATTGCCAATTAAATTTTCTTTTCTAGATGGACGCAACGAATCTAATATTGGGGTAATAACCGCATTAACACCAGCACTTACCGCTCCTAAGAAAGTATCGTCCTTATTTGTAGTTCTATTATTGGGTAAAACAGAATAGCCGTCTTTACCATAATTATTTGCGTCTCCAGTCCATTTATTGGTTAATGAAGCATTGCCCATCTGGGTATTTTCTCGCGAAGTTTTATTTGGTTTTTTATAATTTCGCTGGACATAATTGGATTGTTGATTATCTCCACTACTACCATAATATTCTCTTGTAGTATCTGTTCTATTTTCTTCACGTAAAATATATTCTTCTCTATCGCGATTTTCTTTATGTGCACCTGTTGTGGTAAACCATCTTTCAGGACCATGAATAGAAAATGTATCTGGTCTATTTTTTTCCAATTTTCCCATAATACCTCTATGTTGAACATCCGATTTTGCACCTAAAACCACACCACCGTATGAATTTTTTGGATTTGATTCAACGCGCAAATCATCAACGGTTTTAGGTTGATAAAGTTCACGTGCTTCCATTCCACTATTAAAACCACCTGAACCATTAACCCCATTTCTTTTTCCTAAACCAGGTCCAACTTTAATTTCTTCCCATGGCTTATTGTTTGTTTGAATACCGGATACATTCATCTTCATACGATTTTGTATAAATTCAGAATGATTTGGAGTTCCGTGTGCCCAATTCATTTGTTTTTCTGGTTTAAACAATGGTGCTTGTTCTCGTTTTGCTTGAAATTGTGTTCCTGAACCGGAATAACTATCTAAAACACTCTCATTTCCATTTAATCCTCCTGTTCGTTGGGTAACTTTAGACCCAAAAAAGGGAACCATATTATTATGTTTTAAATCTTGTTTTGTAATTTTATTTCCTGTTAAAGATGTAAATTGTTTTGTATTTTCTGGAATAGATTTATCTTCTACTGATTTTTCATATCTTTCTTTTTGAAAATATTTATCAGAAACGGCAGTTTCACTTGGATATCTACAAACATTGTTTTGTAAATCAGTATTGGTTTCTTTTGGATAATTTGTAGGATGTTGTTGTTTAATATTTGGTAAATGATTATTATTTATATTTTCATAATTTTCTTGATTAGGTTGTGGTATATTTTCTTTATTAGACATGATATACATTACACCTAAAGCTAATACGGGTATTGCAACTTCCATTTTATATATTATAAATAAATAATATATTTTATTAAAAATAAACAAAATATATTAATTTAGATATGGACTATCTGGGATATTTGGAACATAATTATCACGCTCGAGCAATCTTGTATTCAAATTATTTTCAAAATGTTTACAAATATTTTCTTGTGGATTTAAAAACAAAGGATAACGATGATTTTGTTCTAAATCTAAATATTGCCAAGCTGGATGTGTCACTCTAGATTGAAATCTCATTGTTTTCTCATAAACCGGATAATTAACAGGGTACGATTTTTTCTTCGGTTTATCATTTCTAGATTGTTCTCCAGATTTTTTTAATACTTTATATAAACCAATTAAATCACTATCAATGTCAATGGGATGACCATTTGGAACAGATCTTAAGTTAGCCCCCCATCTTTGCATGCGTGTTTGAGGATCATTTACCATTGGTAAATCTAAACCATTACCAGGCGTATTTAACGTCCATCTCCCCGGTCCAGTAGATTGTTGTAAATTTTTTTTCGTTCTTGCATCATCGTAATTAAATCTAGTAAAAGACATCTATTATATTAATATAAATATTTTTTTTTTTATATTAATATTTTTTTCTTAAATCTGTTGCGCTATAACATTTTCTTAGGTCGTCTAAAGCACTTTGTTTATATGTTTTACATTGTATAGCGGTTAATAAAGGCGTAGTCGGATCAGGTTTTAATAATTCATCCAATAATAATAACGAATCTGTATTGTATGGGTTTAATATAATTGATTTATGTAAAGCTACTGAGCAATTTTCTATCCAATCAACACCTTCTAAATTTTTGTATTTAACCGCTTCATTGTAATAAGAATTGGCTTGGCGATGTTTTAAATATAATTTATAATCACAATATTGTTCTTTTGAAGTCATTAATATATATTGATATTATCTTCTAAATATTGTAGGTCTTTGACCATTCTCTATTACTAATGGTTCGGGTACAAATTTTGCGTGTTTTTCAAAGAATTTAATATCGTTTAATTTATTTATCGAAGGTTTTACAGGTGTTTGTGGGTCGTATAAATTTGTAGAACCAATACCATATAAACTACTTTCAATATCACACGGATTATTGGATAAAACATTATTATAATAACCACCTATCATTTTTGGCATATTTATTCCATAAGCAGGATGATTACTATTATAAGGAATAGATTGTTGTTTATAAGTTCTATGATGTTTCTGATGATTAATAGCTTGTTGCTCTTTTTTATATTCTCCTGGAGAGTTTTTGAAATGTGTTGATGACATTATACTTAATATTAAGCTAGAAAAAATTATCAGCAGTTTTCGATTTATTCAAAAACATTTCATATGTCTTATCATCAATATAGTCATTTTCATAGTAATCCTTTATAAAAAGGTGTATCAAATCAAATGTATCATAGCTAAATAGCAATGAAAACATATCTTTATTTTTAAGTTCAAAAGGAAAAATTTTATTTCTTTTTTTAATCTCATCAAATAATTTTTTCATATTGCTATCGTTAGATATATCATTATAAATTTCATCCATTTTTTCAATAATAATCTTTTCATCGTAACTTCCAATGTAAAAGGCTTTCAAAAATTGTTTTTGAAATTCACAGTGTTTATCTTCGTATTGTTCATCTTTGTAATCAATATTTAATGATGTGTTATACAACATTAAATAATATTATTGGTATTTATTTAAGTATTTAATTTTTATTAAAATAATCTTTATCTCTGCTTAAATCTCTGGAAGGTATACCTCCTCGAATCCATCCATTGGAAGCCACATCTTCAATTAAGTTATGTGGATTTTGAATAGATTCTTTCAGACTAGGAACTAAATCAACCATGTGATTATTATGACATACTTCGGTTAAGTTTTTACAATCTTTTTTATTACCGGAATATGATGCTTGTAATAATTTTGTTTCTAATGTTGGATTATGTGGGCCTTTTCCTAAATATGGTATTGTTAAATATTCTCTTTGTTGTAAAGCAATTCTACATTTTGGACGATTTTGAATACTAGAAATTTTTAAATCACTATCTGTAGAAACATTGCATCCTCCGGCACCGACATTACTATCAACACCACCTTTAAAATTAATATTAGGCTGTTGTGTGGCGAATGAAATTGGTTGTTTCATACCACAATGCTGGCTAAAATAATTTTGTGTCGTATATGTTCCAAAATGTGTATTTTGGATATCTTTTTCTGATTGTCCACATTTATCATCGCCAATACGTGATAATTTATCGAAAATATAATCATGTGTGGTTGTCATTATATATTTATTATTAAGATAATAAATATATGAAAAAAATAAATTATTCGGGGACTGTTTTATATTTATTTCTACAGTATCCAGTATCACCATAACAAAACTTAGCAAAATCTTCTTGATTATTAGGTATACTAGTGTTAGGCATTGAATAAAAATTTCTCATAGAACCTTCGAAACTTAAATTATCTCCTAAATCAGCAAATAATTTACGATTTAAAGCTGCATCATTTATTTCTTTTTCAACAATCGAATTAAAAGCCGGTGCAGCCGGTTTCCTTTTGGGATTATCTTTTATATCAGTCAACATAACATTCATCAATGGATTTTTTTTTGTAGGGCTTGTATAATTATCTTTTACGCTTTTATAATAATCTGGATTGTTAAAACCTTCTAAATGAATTTGTTTTTTTAAATTTTTCATACCAATAATTTGTTCATTTTTATACAAAATACAAATAACCACTAAAGTAACAACACAAGACATTATAATTTTACCAGATTCAAATACTAAATAACTAATTACTGATAATAACAAAACCAAACGACTTAATGCGTTCAATCGTCTGGCCAGTGGATAATCTCCATAAGGCCAAATTTCTTTAATATGTCTGGGATCGAATAATATTGTAATATCGTCTAACCAAAATTTATCACTCATCATTAATATATATATAAATAATTATTTTTTATTGAATACTTAATCTTGTTGTTTATTCTGAAACTTTTTTCTTTTTCTTTTTTCTCTTTTTCTTTTTCTTTTTTTTCTTTGGTATTACTTCGGGTTCGGTTAAATCATCTTTTCTCACTCTAGGTGTTTTTAATGCTTTTTCTGCTTTTTCCGCTTGTCTTTTTGCTAATTTGGCTTTCATTCTTTCCCTTGTAGAGGCTTTACGCATATTTCTATTCATATGGCTCTGAAACGCATTCATATTTATTTTTGAATTTTTACCCAAAGGCAATCCCATTTCTCCAAACATTTTTTTCATATTATTCATTCCAGGCATACCTTTCATTTTAGCCATTAATTCTGTGGCTTCTTGCATTAATTCGCTTTCTTTTAAGTCTCCTGATTTAAGTTTTTCATCAATTTTAGACCCAACTTTTTTCATCATACCCATTAATTTTCCAGGATTCTTGAACAGTTTATTAAAAACATCACCCATTGAGGTTTCATCTTCTAAATCAACTTCCAACTCTTTTGCGGTCTCTTCTGCGATTTCATGAGCCAATCGTCCTATTTTTCCATCGAGTAATCCTGAGATATGATCGTGTAATTTTTCAGCATCTGGTAAATCATCCAAATTAATATTACTCATATCTACATTATTGCTCATATCGACATTGCTCATATCAAATATATTAGACATCTCTCCCAATGTTTCCTCTATTTTTTTTTTGAATTCATCTTCGTCGATAGCTTCAAATAATTGAGCGGCATCACCAAACGTTTTACCATCTTTTTGGTCATTTACAATACTAAATAAAGTCATTTGTAAATATTTCCAAATGATGTCTCGCGTTTTATCACTGATATCTTGTTGCCATAAATATTTGAAATCAATATTTGGTAAAAAAAATACATTTTTTGATAAATCTGTAAATATTTCATTTGTTTGATAGAGAATGTCGAAAAATCGTTCCGGGTAAACACTACAACAATAATCATATAATTCATCAACTGCTTCACAGCAATTATTGTTGTTTAAATGTTCTAAAAGTGTAAATTCACATTTATCTTTACATTCCGGAAAGGTAAAAAGTATATCTTTATAAAAGTCTTTCATAATTTTAACAAATTCAATACTTGCCTTCATTGTTATAATTTAACATTAATTTTATTTTTTAAATTAAACTAATGTTAATTAATTTATTTGAAATCAATTGTAATATATTTCGCATAATTTACTAAGATTTTGAACATATTTCATTGATTTTTCTTTGTTCTTTTTATTTAATCGTGAGCATTTATGTTTGAAATTATTTACCGATACTAATAATTTACTATTGCTGCCCTGGCCCATATCATATCCATAATCTTTATTTTCAAAAAATTTATAATCACCTTCATCAATTTCTCGTTTATAATGTTTTAATATCCACGTTTTCCATATTTCAATGATTTTTTTTGGATTGATTTTTTTTAAGCCTTCTAAAAAAGTGTATGTAGTTTTTAAATCATAATCATTGGGAAAAATATTCATTAAATCGTTACCAAATTCTAAGAAATGATTATTAAAAGCTTTTAATATCGTTTTTTTATCCATATGAATAAATAATATCTATGTTTTTATATTAAAATTAATAAGTTTTATTAATTTTTGGTATAGCCGGAATTTCTCTCTGTCGTTGCTCTTGAAATTTTTGATAATCATTATCACCTATCTTATTTGGTATATAATCTTCTGGTGGCGTTTCTATACTACCTCCCTCTTCTATTCCTGAATAAAAATACATTTGTTTTGTACCACCATCGCCTTTTGCGGCCATTTCGTCTGGTGTCTGTGATAAAAATGAAAAGTTATCAGATACTACTTGGGTATTACCAGAAAAACTAAAAGCATCCGGTTCTTCATCGTATTTGGTCGATACACCAGCTTGTCCTGCTATTTTCGCATCCAAATGAACTTTAATTTCATTTCCAAATAGTATTCTATTACCATTAAATAATAATAACATGGCGGGGACACGATTAATTCCGGTGGGCAATGGTACTGTTTTGCCTTTATTTAACAAAATTACAATTTCTCCTGCATCGTTTTTTGTTCGTTTATCAATACATACAAAATGTATTTCATCTTTAATTGTTGATTTTGATAATAATTTTAATAAATTTTTGCTTTTCTCACAAAAATTACTATAATAAAGTATTGAATTCATATATTAAATGCGTATCTTTTGTATTTCATTATTTAACGAAAAAATTGATTTAATAATAAAATCTACTTATTATTATATATAATGAGCTCTCCAGAAAAAGAAAATTCGCAACAAAAAACATCCGTTAATTTACCAAATATTACCAATATATTTGAAACAAATGCTATATTAAATTTTACGGTTGAAAATACTAATGTAAGTATTGTAAACGGATTAAGAAGAACAATTTTTTCGAATATTGAATCCGTTGTTTTTAAATGTAATCCTTATAAAGAAAGTTTAGTTACATTTGAAAAAAATAATACACAACTAAATAATGAAGTGTTAAAACAAAGATTAGAATGTATCCCAATTCATATTACAGATCCTAAAGCCCCATTAGAAAGATTAGAAGTTCATATCCATGAAAAAAATGACAGTGATACAATGAAATATGTTACAACTGAACATTTCAAAGTATATGATGTAAATACTAAAACATATTTAAGTGAAACTCAAAAAAACAATATTTTTCCACCAAATGAAATTACTAAAGATTACATTTTATTTGCAAGACTTAGGCCTAGAATTTCTAAAAACATTCCATATGAAGAAATTAAAATTACTGCTAAATTAATGAGAAGTTCGGCAGAAAAAAATGGTGCTTACAATGTAACATCTACGTGTGCGTATGGTCCCAGCGTTGATGTAGCCAAACAAGATGAAGTATGGAAAAAAAAAGAAGATGAATTGACAAATGCTGGTTTAACACAAGAAGAAATTTCGTTAGAAAAAAAAAGTTGGTTTGTTCATGAAGGATTGAGAATAACAATACCAAATAATTATGATTTTATCATTGAAACGATTGGTATATATAAAAATACTTACATAGTTCAACAGGCTTGTAATAATATTATTAGTAAATTAAACAAAATTATTAAAAATATAGAAACTGGTTCATTTACTATCAATAGTTCAAAATCAAATATACAAAATTCACACGACGTAATTTTACACGGAGAAGATTATACCATTGGTAAAATAATAGAATATGTTTTATTTGAAAATTATTTCAAAGTTGGCAATCTAACATTTGTTGGATTTATCAAAGAACATCCTCACGACAATTATTCAATTATTCGAGTAGCTTTTCCAACGGAAACGAACGATAATATTGAACTATATAAAATGCTACAAGATTCGTGTAGAATATTAATAAAAATTTATGAAAAAATATCAGCCGATATTACAATGTAAATATAATTAACATCGCTTTTCAAGTTCATATTTTTTAATTACATCAATTGGAATATTTTCTATATTGGATTTTTTTTTTAAAACTACCATCTGATTATCAATAGTTTTTTCGATAATATCATAATAGTTCAACACTTTATGATATTGTTTTCGGTTTAAAAAATCGTCAAATATTATAGCACAATCATCATTTACTGAATTGAAACATTTTAAACAACACGCTACACGAAATCTACCATCTATCATTACTAAATCTATTTCATTTTTTTCTAATAAATTTAAATTTGGTAATTGATTGCTATAATTTATCCATTGTGTATGTGTGCTACCTGGACCGGGATACCCCCATGTATTTGGTAATGTTTTCATTTCATTATATAAAAATTTAATATGATTTTTATTTGGTATATTATCTTGTAATTTTCTATGCCATTCCCCATCACTTTCTACCGAATATATTTTTTTTATATTATCTCTAATTGCTGCTTGATACGTTGAGCCTCCGGCACCATATTCAAAATAAACTTGAGACTTATCAAGATATTTGTAAAATAATTGTTTATCGTTACGTCCTAAATGTGGTTGCATATATTAATTAATAATATGATTATTATTTAATATTTATTCCTTATTAATAAAATTAGGCGATAAACTTTTAGTTATATCTTTTTTTTGATCTCGATGATGATAATTTATAGAATACATTAACCTAGATGGATGTAAGTTATTTATATAATTAATAACACTACTTAATGAATTATATTTTTTATAAGGTTTTAATTCATTCAAATAATATTGATGTAAAAAATACATATGATTTCGATATTCATACGGATATTCTTTTAATTTTTTGTTATGTTTAATATAGCAATCATGATAATTAGACCATAAGATATTCGTATAATTATATAATTCTTTCCTATACAAATCAAATAACGGTTTATCGTGTGGATAATAATAGAGATATTCATTTATTTTATTGTTTTGTTTCAATAAATAATACGAATATTGTAATTTAGGATTATTTCCTTTTAATTTTGCCACATATTCGTAGTTTGGGTTTCTTATTTTTGTTCTAATTCCGGTAACCTTATTATACAACATAAAACCTTTAATATCATATTTAAATATTTTATTTTTAAAATCTTCTTCTAATTTTAAAGCATTTTGTATTTTATCATCATAAACACTGGGAACGATCTGGTTATGATATTCCGGGGTTAATACTTCAGTTACTTTCCAGGTATCTAATTTATATTTTCGGATTAAACAACATTCGGGATTCTCGAATGGAACTACAATTCTATTATGTGGATGTTGTAGTATAAAAGTATAACTACAATCTTTGTCCAATTCATCCAAAGTCCATAATTCATTTGTTATTGGATTTAATGATTTATTAAAAGCATCCAGAAATAAATAACGAAATGTATATGGAGAATCTTGAAAAAATTTATTTTTTCCACCAATGGTTCCTTTTGTAGCTAATTCCCAATTATTATTATGATAAAATAAATTAATCATAGTTCCTTCAAAAAAATTTTCAATATCACAGTCTTCACTATTAGTATCTTCAATAAATTTTAGAAAATTACATGACTTTCCTGGACTAGAAGATAATATTTTTTCACCATCTGTAATTACACTGCGAAATTTACCCAACGTTATAATATTATCTTCACACAATTGAGTTTTCATATATTTTATAATATAAAGTCCATAATGTTTAAAATGTCTAACAACAATACCTTTTTCGGTTGCATAATCTTTATTTAAGATAGCTTTTGGTATATCTAAATAAGTTGAATAATCAAAACAAGTACTCATAATAATAAAATAATAATTATATCTTTAATTAAATTTCGTTAATAATATAATAAATAAATTTCTACTATTATACTAAGTAATGGATGATAAAGAAATATCCAAAAAAAATGATAATAATCTATTTTTAGAATTAGGAGATATTATACAGATTAATGCACCCAAAAATTCCGAAATACATGATAAAGTATTTTTTATTTCATATTTGAATGAAACTATTATAGAATTAATTGAAGAGACAAATGATAAAAATCATACATTAAATGTTACAAATAATAAATTAGATGATGAAAGTATTTTATCAATAATAATTCTTGATAAAAGTGAAAAAAAAGGATTTGCTTTACAAAATGATTTAATACCCGGTAAAAATATAACAATTGAATTTGGTGGATTTGTTCCTATGATTGTAAATGGTACCATTATAAATTTAGAAGATGATATGATAGAAATTAAAGAATATTTAACAAATCGATTATTCTATATAAATTTTGATTATAAAGGTATACCAAAAAATTTACCAATAATATCTTTTAAGCCATTTGATATACCGAATGATAACAAACGGTTATTAAAAGAATCGGATATTCGGGAATCTCCTTTAGATTTAGAAGCTTTGGAAGAAGAATATGATGACGATGATGTTAAAATACAAATACAAGAAGATTTATACAATAAAAAAGAAGGACAAAAAGAAATATTGTTAGATGCCGATAATATAGTTTTTGAAACAGAAACTGTCGATATTGTTGAAGTAAAAGACGTTGGTAAAAAATATAGAAGATATGATATAACTATCCAATTGGATGATTTGCTTACTGATATGATGGTAAATATACCAGCCACGCAAAAAAATCCTAGAAAAATACAAGAAATTCATCATATGATCGAACGTTTCAAACAATTAAGAAAACAATTTTCAATTTTTGATACAAAAGGCAATGCTATTAAACCATTGTATAAAGGGAAAAATAATAAACCACTTATTAATATTTTAGAACAAAATAAAATAAATATCCCTTGGTTGATACCTATTTGTAAAAATAACAAAAATACATTTGAAACGTTAGATACCAATGAAGACATAGATGATAATAACAAGTCAATAATAGAAAATATTGATCAAGTTAATAGTGTTGCAGATCAATATAAAAACAATGTAATACCTGATGGTCAAAATAAATATAAATTTCTAATTCAACAAACATTAAAAGAATTTGATTCTTTTAATTTACATCAACCCGACCCAAATTCAAATGATATTATTATTCAAAAAAAAGTCAATGTTGAAATGGATGTAATTTTGGAAAATATAAATAGCCTACATCGATACATTAGAGGTACAACCCATCTAATAAAAGATAATACCAATTATAAATATTCAAAGCGTGAAGAACTAATAGAAAATGACAGAATAACGTTATTGGGATATTATTTATTGCCTGCCAAATATATTCAAATTTTAAATATTTTTTCCACAAATATGTCTCTATTAAAAAAGGTATTATTAAATACAAAATTTTTTTACAAACATCATCTGATAATGAATACAGAAGAAAACACAAAAGTTATAGATGTTAATGAAAAAATACAAAATTACTTTAACGATAATAAACTTACAAAATTAATTTTTAATAGCAAATTACAATACGATGATAGAAATCATAATAAAATACTAAATAAATTTTTGAATCATATCATTCCGGATACATTGGATTTAATAAAGTTGCTTTCTCCATCTCGAGTGAATCCATATTCGATAAATAAATTAATAGAACTATTGGAAGCCTATCATATATATGAATTTGATATTACCAAAAAAGAATACCAATTTATATGTGATTTTATGGAACAAAAACACAATGAGTTGATAAAACATTTTATTTCAACAAATAAAAATTACAAAAAATACATTAAAGATGTAGAGCTTCTTAATAAAAATAATCAAGAAGCGTATGAGCCAGTTTTAAAATCATTCTTGAAACAAAGCAACAAATTAAATAATATTTTCAAAAAAGATTTTTACAATGTCGCGAATATTAATAATAACAGTGAGATGTTAAATAACTTATTAATGCTTGATGGTGGTGCTTTATATTTATCATCTATGAAATTATTACAGGATGATTTGATGCAAAGTATTGATTTGGATAAAGTAGTTGATGAAAATATTAAAAACATTGATAAAATGGTAGAAGAAATGACCGCAGTTGGAAAGGAAGATTGTCAAAGCTATACATTATCAAAAAAATACATTGCGCACGACGAATTAATAATGGATGATGATTCTGAAATATATTTCGATAAAAAATATGATACCACTAGATATGGTATTTTTGATGATTTTCGCCAATTAAAAGAGACTGTAAATAGAGACGAATTAATAGATATATTAAAAAAACATTTGGTGGATGTTGTAGGATTAAAAAATGTAAATCTTACCCGTGAAGCAGAAGCTTTAATTGATGGAAGAAGAAAGATAATTGAGGATGATTATGCAATATTGGACGATGATGGTAAAATAATTTATTATATTAGAAAAAATAATAAATGGCGTATAGATGATACTCTATCGGGGAAAGCAATTGACGAAGTTAGTTTTTGTAATTTAAAAAATAAATGTTTGAATATTAATAACGAATGCAATACAAATGAAATCAACAAAAATAAATTAAAAAAACAATTAATGGAGGAAATTGTTAGTAATTTTGAACATCAATTTCATTATTCAAACGCAGAACTTAAAAAAGTGAACCAAAAGGAATATAAATATAACTTAGCAAATATAAAAAAAATTATTGAAGTAAAGAAAAATAATAAATTAAAATACGATATATTTAAAATTAACCTGGGGAATAAACTAACAAAAAGAGAAATAAAAAAATCTCCGTATGCAAAAATCAGAGATTTTATATTATCAGAACCTGATTTAGCTTTAAAATCGAATTATATAATAGAGTTTGTAAATAAATATTGTTATGTTGGGGGTGGATTCTCTCTTACGGAAACAATTGAAACGAGCGATTATTGGTATTATTGTAATGAAACTGATTTAGTTTTATTGCCAACATTTTTTGTAGATCTGGCTAATTGTTTTATAAATAAACAAAATTACCTTCAAAAACTAAACCAAATATGCGCATCAAGAGGAGTATTAAGTGACGATGGTGGGTATATCATAGATAAATATAGTGGTTACATTATAAGAAATATTGATTATGATGACGCCGAAGGATATAATAAAAGTGGATTTAAAATAATTCATCATGAAGTGTTGGAAAAGGATGGAGTTGATGAAATGTTAGGTAAAGAATGGTTGGACGAAGAAGATAAAATTGCTATGGAATATGAAAATGTAGATGCACAATATATTAATAACATTATTCAAGCACTTAATTATAATTTACACATAAAAAATATAAACAAACAATTTATAGTAAAGCACGGTTTAATATTATTGAAACAAAATTTAATATCAAAAAAACAATTTAATAAAAAAATAGAAAAGGCTAAGGCTAAGGGGAAAAAAATAAATACAACATATGACAAATATCACGATGAATATTTATTGTTTATTACATTGGGATTGTATATTTTAACTGTACAGACAAGTGTGCCAGGTGTAAAAACGAATGTTTCGTTCCCCAATTGTAATCAATCGTTAAAAGGTTATCCTTTGTATAGTAACGATTTGTCCTTTATAAATTACATAAGTTGTGTTGTTTATCATATATCTAAAAATATAAGACCGTGGAATATTATTGTAAAAAATGTAGATAAAAAAAAGATAATAACTTTAAAACAATCAATATCAAATAAAATAAAAACGTTTTTAGATAACCTTATTTTACCATTAGAATCTTGCATTAATTTGATAAAAGAAAAGAAAAAATATTTGAAACATGAACAAAAAAAAGACATAGCAATTGAACGATTTAATTTAACAAAATGGGATACATTTTTACCACCATTGGTGGAGTTTTCAGTAGAAGGCTTGACGAATATATCTCCAAATTTACATGATAGTTTGCTATCTGATTTGAGAAATAAAAATATTTCACAACATGAAAAATTAAATTCAATTTATGGTAAAATACGCGATCATTCATTTTATATAATTGAAATGATTGAAACAATTGTTAATGGTGAGGAGTTTTTATTGATTACAAATAATGGGGAGATGATAACGCAAAATGCCTGTTGTAATATGGCAAAATTAACAACATTTGATTATTTTGTCAATAAAAATAAAAATATAGAAAAATATAATAAAATTGTAAAATCATTATCTAGTATTAGACATGAAATTTCTAATTATAGCAAATCAAATACCATTTTTATAAATAAAAATACAAAAATTCAATATCCCAATGTTCAAAATACATATAACAAAGAAAATATTTATAAAAGTTTTTTCAAATATTGTAAATTTAATAGCGGGGTTAAATTGAATGAAACCCTTATGAGAATTTGTAAAACAAACAAAAGTAAATTTTTAAAAAATGATACAATAGAATCAAAAGTTCAAACATTGAAAGATGAAGGAGTGACTTATACAGAAAAAGATTTGATTTTGTTATTGGAAGAAATAAGTAAAAAAAATATGATATATATAAATTATAATACAGAATATGAAGGATTAAATAAAAGATTTTCACATCTAATAGGTCGTTTAATAAATGTAGAAACAAAAAAATTATTGAACGATGATTTATTAAAATTATCAGATACTAATTTATGGAAATATGATAGTACCACGAAAAAAAATACAAAAGATAATTTATATTTATTTTTAGATAATAGCGTTGAACAATTACAGCAAAATATTTACAAATATATGAGAGATTTGGGAAAAGAGACAAAAGTGAAAGAGTTTTTGAATAATTTTATTAACTGGGATTTTATAGGTGAAGATATTTATATGACAAAAGAAGATAATACGGGATACAAAGTAGGTTCATATATAAAAAATGTAATAGTATTAATAGTAAAAATATTACCCAATATCATTAAAAATCAAATAAACATAGATGATAAAAAGCCAGTCCCGAAGCATTGGAAATTAAGTGATGTGCACGTAAGAGATGTAATTACAATATTAAAAGATAGTAAAAATTTGTTTAAAAAATTTTATGGCGATGAAAATTTAATGGAAGTATTGTTTTCAATGCAAGACGATGGAGAACATTTAATTTTATTGTTAGATAATTTTATTTTCAATCCTGAGTTAAAATTAGATGATGAAATTGTATTTGGAAATATAGATGGCGATTTATATAAAAAGCTTATGTTTTATTTTCTTTTAACTATTTTTGATTACTTATATTCATTCACTAATATCAGTTACAGTGATATGTCCCAACTTCAAATTAGAAAAAATCAAAATCTTAAAAGAATAATAAATTCGTTTATCGATACCATTATCACCATGATGAATAATGAAAAACGATTATTAAACATGAGTAAAACAAATATTTTGGAAAAAGTGTCGCGGTCCAGAGATAAGGAAAAAGAAAATATTAAAACTAGATTGGGTGAATTGACTATAGAACAACGAAAGGTGGAAAATCTGAAAAAGAAACATAGAATAGGCGATTGGAATTTGGGACAAAAGAAAGCGTTGTTTGAATATGACCGCGATCAATATGATAAAGAGAGATATGCGATTGAACACGAAGCTTTGCTAGAACAACGATTGATGGGACAAATGGATGATGTTAGTGAAATGAATATGGATATTTTCCGCGCGAACTATCAAGAAAGCGAAGAAATACAACAAAGAGTTGATCGTGAAATTTATAATCTTAATCATATAGCAGAAGATGGTGATGGTGGAGAAGATGAATATGACCTAGACTATGGTGATATTTAAAATTGATTTCAAAAATATTTTTTAATGTTAATTAAATATTTATGAATAACAACAAGTTAACATTAGATTTTAACACTAAAACTAATACAAAAAAAATGACCAGTAAATTAATATATGATATTAAAGGAAACGTAAATAATGTTGAAAAACATTATAGTGATATGAGCGATGATGAAATTACGGAGTTAATGAAAAATGAGAGGTTTTCATTAACTTGTGCACCAGGAGGAGAGAATAATATGGGCATGGAGATAATCGGTAGAATGCCGATTAAGGGCGAAGGTTTTACATCAGAAGATATTGAAGGATTGGCACCTTATTTTGAAAATTTGATGTCCGGTTTTAAAGATGATGATAAAGTAAATATGTTGAATCTTAATAATTTAAGTGAAAATAATATATTGAGTGAGTTGATGTCCGTCGATCAAGCACGCGTTCTTATTTTAAGGGATTGGGCTACAAAAACAATGGGCGCTGAAGGTTGGACCAAAGAAGTTTATAAGGAATTAGCGTGTAGGAGATGGGATGCTGAATATTTGGATCCAAATAAATATAGGACAGAAATTATCGATGGTAAGGAAGTTAGTGTAAGAGGAAAAATAATGAATAAACTTGCCAGAACAAACTTATGCTTTGTAGCTAATAGAGAACAGGATCCATCGATATTTGAAGGGAAAGGAACTATTTATAACCTTAAGAAAATGAATATTTTAAATAAGGGAGTAGAAAAATTAAAAGAACAGATATCTGCAGGATTAATAGAAATTGGCAGTAAGACTAAAGTAGATATTAATGTTGTTGAAGGCAATAGATATTATAACCTTAAAAATACTGGGATAGGCTTTCACGGCGATACTGAGAGAGTAGTGGTTATATGTATTAGTATAGGATGCGATAACTATCCTATGTGTTGGCAATGGTTTAAGGATGGTATGCCTTTGGGTAAAACAATTAACGTGACCCTTAACAGTGGTGATGTGTATATTATGAGTGAGAAAGCAGTTGGTTCCGATTGGAAAAAGAAAAGTTGGTATACGGTAAGACACACCGTAGGTGCAGATAAGTATAGAAGTTTAAGTGGGTGGGAAAATAAAATACCGGAATATGACTCCAAAATTATGGAAAAAGCAGCAAATAACGTAGATAAGGCAAATAAAAGAAAAACAACTAAAAATGGCACACCTAAAAAAGTTGACCTTGAAAAATTAGCAATAAGAAAATATAAGAATGCCTTAAGAAAACACGATTGGAATGATACTGACGCTAGCTTTTATAGGTGGGTAGTCATACAATCTGACCATGATATTTCACCCAATAGCCAATTCTTTAAGGAGTTTGTATTGATATGTGGTGGGAAAGTAGAAAATTATGCAAAAAAAATGGATATTGATGAGTGGAGAAAACATAGAAAATTTTATAGGAATTTGTGCGCGCATGGCGTGTCTTGGTAAATATATAAGAATTTTAATAATGAGTAAAAAGAATAAAAAATTGATTATGTATTTTAAGTATTTATATTGATAAAATGACATCAATGAACTTAATACTAGAAGATCCGCAAAAAGGACCTTTAAATTTTACAAGATATACATTAGAAAATACGAATTGGGAAATAAAATCCATAATTGTACGTTTTCGTCGATATTCGCCTACAAAAACATTTGCGATTTATTATACCAAAATAGAGAACAAAGAATATATTAAACCTTACTTAGTGTCAACCGAATATGAATTTAAATATTTATTTAATATTAAAAATAATAATTATAGTGTAGTAAAAAATTATGCAATATGTTTAACAATATAAACATTCTGTAGTAGATAATGATTTATAACAATAGTCATAATATGTTGTCCCATATATCGAAGAAGCGGAACTCATTTCATTATAATATATTTTTATATTATAATGAAAAATTTTCTCTTGTCTGGAATAATACTTTTTCTTATTGATATGATATGGTTAAAATTATATATGACAAATCATTTTCAAAAATTAGTTAAAAATATACAGGGACAGGATATGACTGTAAAATTAGTTCCTGCCGCACTGGCTTATTTATTTTTAGTAATTGCTTTTTATTATTTTATTGTTTTACAAAACAAATCTTATTTAGATGCGTTTATTTTAGGTATTGTTATTTATGGTGTATATGAAGGAACAAATTTTGCTATCTTCAAAAAATGGCAATGGAAAACATTTATTTTAGATACATTGTGGGGTGGAATATTGTATGTTCTTACCTTATTTGTTTACAATTCACTTACGTAAGAAGCAACTTTAGATAATCCATAATAAGTGGAACCAAACATAATAGTTTTTACTATATAACCACTCAATTTTGGATGACCATCATTTCTAAAAAACGAAGGCATTATATTTAATAATTGTCGTTGCATAAACGGCATATTAAACATAAAAAAAAGCACCATTATAAATAATGGAGTTTGTATTTCATCATATACATTTTCCATTGAATCGTTTTCTTTCTTTTTATCACCAGCCTGTTGAATTAATGATTGAAAGTCCAAATCATTTTCAATATAATTTTCATTTTTTGGTGGTGGAATATAATTAGGTTTAATTTGTTCATCTTGTGTTATTTGTTGCGTATCCATGGGTATATCTCTGGATGGTAAATCGGTGGCTCCTGCCGCTGCAGCGTCGTGTAAATCGCTCATAAAATTACTTACTGCCTCACTAGATAAATTATTTGTTGTTGGTAAAATTTCTTGCCTTTCTTTTTCTCTAACGTCTAATTTAACGTTTTGATGGTTGCCATTTTCCATAGGCAAAGCATCTAGGGATGTAGTACCGTCATCTGACATATAGTTAATATATAGATAACTTAACTATATGTATTTACGCAAATTGAATTATTTTTTTCTTATAATCACATGTTTCCGCCTTCGGTTTAAATTTATAACATTTATTATTATATTTATAAACACTGTTTTCTATTTTTTCTATTTCAGGAGCTTTAAATAATATACAATTTCTATCTTTACAAACTTTTCTAAATATTGTTGCTAAACCTAATCCCAATAATATTGAAATTGCATATTTACCGAATTTAGTATGTATTAATTTCTTTAAATTCATATATACTACAACTATATTTTAACACTACATTATTCGTAAGTAATTTTTGATTTTTGAACTGGATATTCGGTTATATCGTCATCATTTTCAGGACAGTCTACCATTTGCGATTCAAAACTATAACAAGTATCCCCTGCATCTTTATATTGGAAATCATTTAAATTATCTGGATTTGGATATATAAAAATAACAGTAGGATTAGGGTTTGTTATATAAGTCATGAATAAACCTATGGATAAACTTATTATGAATACAGGCCAAACAATGAGTTGCATATATATATTGTAATTATTTAATATTTGATATTACACTACCTTCTTTCATAGTTATTTCATTTTTATTTTCTTGTAAATTTTTCTGTATTAAATAGAATGGTGGTTTCCATTCATTCTCTGTTATATCTACTTCCATTTCCATGTATTCATAATTAATACTTCTTATTCTTTTCAAACCTATTGTTATTTTATTTATATATAATTCTATCCCATCATTCAAAAACCGATTGCTTATCTGTGACGTATTTTTAGTATTTCTATAATCATTTATGCTTTTTTTAAATTCATTAATATTGTTCATTAATTCTTTATTTAGGGTTTCTAACATTTCTTTCTTTTTTATTTTTGTATCATTTTCGGGATTTGTTATCAAAGCATTATTTGAAATTTTTTCCTCCAATGATAGTAAAAATTCATTTAGTTGGTTAAATTCTTCTTTTAACTTTTCAAACTCACTTACAACTATATCTTCCTTTTCTAATCCAAATAATAAATCTAACTTTTTTCTAATAATTTTTTGTTTTATATCTTCCAACTCTACCAATTGTTTTTTATATAATTCATGAATTGAATATGTTTCTTCCAAATTAATTTCAATATTTAAAGAACAGGGATTTGTCATATTACCGCAAGTAGCTTTCAACATCCGATGGTCTTCCATAAAAATCGTTCCTACATTTTTTTCACAACCAACACATTTTCGATTTATTTTTTGAATATCATCTTTAATATCATTGTCAAATATAAATTCTCTCATCATTACTTTTGTTTTTTCTGGTAAATTTGATTTTTTAACTGATATTTTACTATCTTTATAAGATTTATCATATTTGGCTTTTAATTCATAATAATCATTTAGAGATTTTAGATAACCTTCACTCATTTATATTTAAACCATATAAAATTTTTTATGCAATAATTCATAATCACTTTCAAATTTTGGAATTTTAGTAATTAATATTTCATGTTCTTTTTGTTTTACTTTTGTAAGACCTTTAATCTTATTAATTATATACTCTTGTTGTTCCTTTTTTTTTTGTATTTTTTCTTTTTCAGTTGGTTTATTTTTGAATTTGTAAATTAAAATAATTCCTAAAATTACAATAAATAAAAATAATAAAATAATATTAAAAAACGTGTCAAATTGCTGCTTTTTATTTTTATGTATGTTTTTCAATGTATACTTTAAAAAATAATTTACACCGGGTTCTCTCAAATTAGGCTTTGATATAGGATCAAGTAATTTATTACTGCTTAAACTACCTATATCTGGAATATCCCCACCAATAAATTTTGAATTTAACATTATTAATTTATAAAGTTATTAAATGAAAAAAATTTATACTCACTTATATTATATAATATGAGTAGCGAAGGTGGAGAAACCCCCAATGTATCTGGTTCATTAATTATATTTTTTTGGCTTACGTTTTTATACTTTTTCCTTAGATATATGATTGTCGATAAATATATGCCTATAAATGCTGATGGTCAAAAAACAGAAGATGGTGAAAAGAAAGGAGGTTTAGGACCATTATTTACAATATTTTATTTTGTTTTAATAATCATGTCACAATTATTTATTAATATGAAATTAACACAAACTATATGTGGTGATGATGTACAAACATCAACCGCTATGTCGGCAACTATAATACCAAATGTTTTGATATTGGGTGTCGTATATATTATGTTAGTTCTTGTTCCAGGTTGGAAGGCACCTTTTTCCAATACATTTGGTTATTTTGCTGCCAATTTAGGTGGAATCCGGGATGTGTTAAATACATTAACAAATACTAATTTTGAAGAAAAAGGCGAAGGAAATATTACTTTAAAACAAAATCAAATAAATATTTTTAAAAGTATTTATAAAAATCCATCACAATTGATTAATAATATTACACCTGAAAATTTTCATAAATTTTTACAAACGATGCAAAATATCAAATATTTTAAACCTAGTAACGAACATACCGATAAAAATATTAAAAAGTTATATTCTTTAGTTGTAATCAAAGATTTAGTATCACAATTCTTTTGGTATATGTTAGCAGGTTATCTTGTAATAACTACTACATTCGATTCTTTGATTAATATGAAATGTCAAAGTTCTGAACAACGATTGAAAGAATTGGCAGCTAAATCACAAGTTAATTAATTAATTATTAAAATACACATTTAATTTAATAATTAAATTTAGGAACTGCTAAATAATATAAAACAAATAAATAAGAAAATATAGCTAAAATAAATGTAACAAACCAAACCGGTATTATAGTTTTTTTTTTATATCCTAGGCCAAAATCTCTTATTGATCCATTTTCATCAAATAAAAAACCCGGTTTTAAATGATATACAAAAGCAAAAATTAAAACAAATAAAAATATTGAAACCGATGTTATGTTATTTCTTATAAATAATCGATGTCTTGCCATAATAAAATATATATATATAAATTTTTTTTATTTTTTGTTTTTAATCTATAATTATATATATATATATATATATAATGCCGCGTTTGATAAATACTACAAAATGTCCTGATGGTAAGATATTAAATAATAAATTATGTTGTGTATATCGTAAATGTGAAAAAAATCAAGTATTGAATAAAACAACCGGAAAATGTAAAACAAGAAAATGTAAAATATATCAAAACCTTGATAATAAAACCGGAAAATGCGTAACTAAAAAATGTAAAAAACTTCAAAAAATGAATAAAAAAACTGGATTATGTATTCCAGATAAAAAAGCAATAAAAGAAAAAGAAAAAAAAGAAAAAGAAAAGTTAATCGAAAAAGAACGTAAGGAACAAGAAAAAATAGCCGAAAAAGAACGTAAACGTCTAGAAAAAGAAAGAATTAAACAAGAAAAAATAGCTGAAAAAGAACGCAAACGTCTAGAAAAAGAAAGAATTAAACAAGAAAAAATAGCTGAAAAAGAACGCAAACGTCTAGAAAAAGAAAGAATTAAACAAGAAAAAATAGCTGAAAAAGAACGTAAGAAACGTATCATAAAGAAGAAAAAAACGGTTAAAAAAATAAAAGTTAAAAAACTTAAAAAAATAAAAGTTAAAAAACTTAAAAAAATAAAAATCACTAAGAAAAAAAGCCTAACTAAGAAAAAAAGCCTAACTAAGAAACAATCTACATTATCAAGATTTAAAGACTGGATGATAAAAGTAGATTCACCGTCATTATCTGTAGCTTTTAAAACAAAAAAAGAAATAACAAATGTTATGAAAATACAACACGATTTTAATGCGTTAGGAATAAAACCAAATGATTGGATAAATGATCCATGTTATTTACTGAACAATTTGAAGAAAAAACTTAAATATAAAGGTAAATGGAATAACACATTAATAAAAAAATTAGACAATACAATACCCGAAGCAGTAAGAGATAGTAATGTAATGAGTAAATTTAGATTAGGAGGTGATGAATTTCAATTTGGTAGTGAAATTGGTAGCGGTTCCTTTGGTGCTATTTATAGTGGTAAAACCTGGCAAAAGGGTAAAAGTTTAAATAAAACAAATATTGCAATTAAATCATTACACGAAATTAATCCATTGGAATTTTTCACAGAAGTAATGATACAAAATGAATTGTTTTGTGGTATGAGAGGACAGTGGGGTAACGGTGCTCGTATTCCAAAAATATATTTTATTACAAAATATCGCAGTTCACGTTCAACAACCGGATGGAAATATATTATTGGTATGGAACCATTAGATGGTGATGGTGGAGACTTATTTAAAAAGAAAAAGGCTAGTGGTGGTCACTATAAATCTTTCTTAAAAGGGTTAAGAGACTTAGCTATTTTACTTAAAAAACTTCAAACAAAATTTAAATTTATGCATAGAGATTTTCATGCTGGAAACGTAATGTATAAAAAAATACCTGGTAATAATTATAGAATGTATATTATTGATTTTGGTATGTCAACCATAGAAACATCAAAAGGTAAATGGTTAAACAGAATTACACAAACATTTCATTACAAGAAAAATTTTAGATTCAACCCATCACACGATTTAAGAATGTTAATATTATCTATATTTTCAAGCACTAATTTTAGAACATATGCTCAAGCAGAATTAAAATTATTATTTTGTTCTATTTTGATAGGTATTCTTAGATATAATAGAATGGATAATGATGTTCTTTTTTGGAATTCATATTCTGATATGATACATGTCAACGATGAAGGATTTCATCCTGATAATATTATTAATCGAACAAATGGTTTATTAAATGATAAATTATTTTCGATGAAAATATATAATTTTAAAAAAACTAAACCGGATGAGTACGAACGCCCTGGTGGTGTATCAAAATATAATGCTAAAAATTCAGATTTATTCAATTATATTGATCAAATATTACCAACAGGTCAAACATTAGGCTATGTTGAACAACATGTTGCTAAAAATTCAGATTTATTCAATTATATTGATCAAATATTACCAACAGGTTAAACATTAGGCTATGTTGAACAACATGTTAAA